GAACCAATACCCTTCTGAACATACATGTTCAAGTCAGGCTCGATTGCAATCACCCTGTCGATCTTGGCACTCTTAGGTACAGTAGTAACCTTATTTCCGCAAACGATCTCGAAGAGCTCTTCCACCTGCTTCATGGTGGGTAGATTCAAGAAGTCGTCACGGGACCTTGTACCGAGGAGGTGATTAAACCACCCCGGACTGCTTTTCACGGCAGCAAGGGCTAACAAGGAGTTTGCCTTCGTCGTGTGGGGCCGAACAACCCCAAATTTGAAGTACGCATCGCCGCGGTCACGTCCAAGGGAAGTAGAAGCCCCTGGTCCGAATCCAAAGCGAGCAGACGCCTCGTCCCAATCAAAGGGACCGAGCATACTAGCTATTTTAACGCGAGCAGTCCAAAGGAAAGACTCGGGCGTGTAGGGGGTAGTTAAACCCGACACGTAGCGTTCTGACCAATCTACATTAGTACGTCTGCATTGTTCCTCTGCAGAAAGAAACTTATCGAAAGCTAGCTGCGCACGATCAACACCAAGTTCGAATGAATCGAACTTCGACATTAACTCGCACGCGAGATAGTCATCACGGAAGAGACCTGCATCGGTGTACTGCAAAGGATCAGCAGTCATCGAAACAAGTTCCATAAACTGCCCACTTCTGGACAGTCTATGAGCTCGTTCGGCGAGAGGAGAACAGAGAGAAGAGTAAATCCTCTCTGCTATATACGTTGCGGCACTTTCGAAACGGCGGTACATCCCGGTTAACCCGGGGTGGGAACTTTTGCTCTTCATGTGGATTCAATCCTCGTGAAAATTGAGCGTGCCGAAAATGAAGTAAAAAGTGAGATTTATGGCGAGAAGCCATAGTCACACCCTTACCCGTAGGCTGGATCAAGGTTACCAACCGCATCCGTAAACGGAAGCGAGGCGACCAAAGATACCAGGCGGGCCTTCATATCAGTACGCTCGGCAGCGGTTCCGTTGACGGGCATCAACGCGGTGATGAAGAACGTGCTGGTTCTCAGCAGGTCTCCAATCGCAGCGTTGGCCGTCCCCACCGTCTCGACCACCGGCACCGTAAGCTTGAACTCGAAACGGACAACTTCCGACTTCGCACTCTGGGTCATCTTTTCGGTTAGAAACGAGAACGAATTCCCGTAACCACCCGAGCGATTGGCCCAAGTTGCAATGCCGTTAGACGTACCGTTGGGAGCGTAAACGACGCTGTTAAGCGTCACGTTCGCTTGCTGTGACATGAGTTTCCTCAAGGAAAAGAAGTATAGGGACTAATAAGCCTTGCTACTTCTGTCGACGACGGATAGCCTGCGCGAGCAACGCAACAGCGTTAGCTACATGCTGGCCGGAAAACGGGTTTTTGAAACGGGGCAACCCAGCCCATGGAGACGAGCCGTATACGGAACGGGTCATACTAAACCCTTCTGAGTTATACGTGGCACCTGAGTGCGCAACTCGGATATCACCGGAAACCAACCCGGTGCTATGCCAAGTACTCGTTGCTGTCAAACGGGACATTTTTGACGCAGTTCCAGAAAGGAAATCCCAACCAAAATCGGCATCTAGCGTATTAAGCCAGTTTCCGACGGGAAGAACCCAATCCAGAACGAACGACAATCGTGTCTTCTCCCACGCAATCAACAAAGGGTTGGTTAGACCCAAGGAAGAGAACGTGGCCAATACCGGATTCCTCAAACGGTAATAGAGAACGACCTTGCAGTTATGCTTTCGCACATCCACAACGTCGAACCCATAAAGACCGCTGAGGTTCATGATTTTCCGCCAAGCAAACTTATCACCGTAACCAGAAGTGCCAACCACATGAACATTATAACGGTTGGCATCCTGATCGCGGTGGGAAAGGGCCTGGCATGAATCATTAATATCCGATAATAGAGGCTTCCAACCGTATTGCAATTCAAGGAAGCGGTTCGGGATGACCCGTAGCTTCTTGAACTCACGTGAGTTGCTAATACCACGATACTTTTTCCAGTCACCTGGTCGAGTACGGCGGCGGGAAGCAAGGACTTGTCTCCAATCTTTAGGAAATTTGTCCTTGAAATCACGTATTTGCTTAGCGATTGTTTTTACATTCGACGAAAATAAATCCGCCGTCTGTTTTCGC